AACAGTAGATGTAGTTGCGGGGCCCACTAATCGTAGTCTTGTTGGTCATTAACCCTTAATTTTTTTATCTTTGAATAACAATTCTCTGGAGTAAAGTTTATAAATAGAAAAGTATGGCCATTCAAGATTATAACAGTGTACAACAGGGGAACTTATCACTTTTCAAGCAATCTTCAAATGTCGGTAAAAATAAAGTATATTCAGATTTGAATCTGGAGTTTATCAAACATCCTGATAGATTGGATATAACTCCCCTAAAGGATATTGATGCAGTAAAACAGTCTGTAAAAAATCTTGTTCTTACTAACTTTTATGAAAGACCTTTCCATCCAGAGATTGGTGGGAATGTATCTTCAAAACTTTTTGAACCAGCCGATGCTATTACCGGAATAGCAATTAAAATAGAAATACTTCAAGTCTTAAAAGATTGGGAACCAAGAGTAAATGGAGTAAAGGTTGAAGTGTTTGATAATAGTGACGCAAATGAACTCATTGTTAATATAATATACAATGTGATTTTTTTGCAGATGACAGGCGAAGTAACATTTAACTTACAAAGACTCAGATAATATGGCACAATTTAATACAACCGAACTTGATTTTGATCAAATAAAAACAAATTTAAAGGCTCATTTCCTGAGAAATGGTGGACCTTTTCAAGACTGGGATTTTGAAGGATCTGGTTTAAGTTCACTTCTCGATGTGTTGGCATATAATACTCACTATAATGCAGTAAATGCTCATATGTCAATGAATGAATCTTTCCTTGATTCTGCCCAACTTCGAGCAAATGTTGTTTCAAGAGCAAAACTTCTTGGATACACACCAACAAGTAACACCGCATCAGTTGCAAGAATTAATCTAACTCTTACTAAACAAAGTTCTAGTACAGCGGTGAAGTATACACTCAAAAGGGGAACGAGATTCACAACTCAACTGGACAACATAACATATACATTTCAAACAATATCAGATGTCACAGTTGGTCTTAGTGATGCTGCAGATACGTTTGTTTTTAACAACCTTGATATATATCAGGGAAGTAGAAGACTTGTAGAGTATTCAGTTGATACTGCCATTTATCAGAAATTTACTATTAATTTTGCGGATGCGGATACTGCCTCTTTACTTGTTAAAGTTTTTAATGATCCTGATGATTTATCCCCTGAGACATATAAAAAATTCCAGACCTTCACTAATGTAGATTCAACATCACAGATATATTTTCTCAATGAAAACGGAGATGGATATTTTGATGTAACTTTCGGAGATAATATTATTGGTAAATCTCCACACGTTTTAAATATTATACAACTTGATTTTCTTACAACTGATGGGGAAATAGCAAATGGTGCCACCACATTCACAAAAGCTACTGGGGCCGATGCCACTGTTCAGGGTGGAGGATCTATTACATTAGTTATAAAGTCGCAGGGTGGAGGAGATAAAGAAACTCTCTCAAGTATAAAATTTAACGCACCCCTAACATTCGTATCCCAGAATAGAGCGGTTACGGCCGAAGACTACAAAACTCTTATAAGACAAAATATCAATAATGTGGGAGATGTTTCAGTTTGGGGTGGAGAAAGTAATGAGATACCGAATTATGGTGAAGTAAACATTGCAATTCGGCCGTTAGATGTAGACCAACCCACTTTAACAGATGCAGAAAAAAAAGTAGCCGAGGCGTTTCTGGATGATATAAAAGTTGTAGCCATCAAACCCGTTCTACACGATCCAAAATACACATATCTCTATTTTGAAGTTTTCTTCAAATACACTTTATCTCTTACATCAAAAACAAAACCAGAGTTGGAAACTTCTGTAAGAAACACGATTTCTACATTCAATACTAATAATCTTAACAATTTCAACGGGGTATTTCGGTATTCCCCCTTCCTAAAAGAAATTGATAACACCGATGTCGCCATAACAAACTCTACGGTAAGAATATACTCCTACAAAGAGCTTACTATTACCGTTACCGGAAGCAATACCGCAAACGAAAGTTTAGATTTTGGATTTGCAATTGATGGAAAGGTGGATCAAACAGAGTCGATGATTTCATCAAGCGGCTGGATTTATTCTGGATCATCGGTTCAGTTGGCCGATGAAAAAATTGTAGGAGATACTGAAAAAAGAAGAGTCTATGTATATACAACTACCAGTGATAATAAAGTTCTTAAAGTTCAAACCGAGGCCGGATACATTTATCCCGCAACCGGAAAAATCACTCTAAGTAATTTAGTTTCCTCTACAACAGCCACAATAAAAGTGAAGGTAAGACCGGCCTCTAATGATGTTGTTGCAAAAAGACGAGAAGTTTTGAATATTAGTTTGGCGGATACTACCGCAACAGCAGACATTGATTCAAGTACTAGTGGAACCGCTACAACACTTTCAGACTATGAAACTGTAAGTCGAAATGCTTAGTAAATTATGGCGCACAAACAAAAAATAGGGAAAGTACATATACACAATCGAGAAACCGAACAGGTTTCTTCGTTAATTCCTTTTCAATTGAGAGGTGGTTCTTCGACCCTTATTACATTTCTTGAAGATTATTATAAGTATCTAAATCAAAAGGGACAGCCAACAAACGTCATTGATCGTATTCAATATGAACATGACATCGATCTTACGGATGAAACCTATTTAGAGTATCTTAAACAAGAAATCGCAAAAGATGTTCCCAACTCAGCGGCCTTAGATAACAGAGCTCTTCTTCGTAACATTGTATCTTTTTATAAATCTCGTGGTTCACAGGGTAGTATAAGTCAATTCTTCAAACTCTTCTTTAATGATGACGTAAGACTCTCATATCCAGCAGAACAACTCTTCAAACCATCGAGTGGTGATATTGATGTTTTTGGATATAGTAAAAATGATGGAACTAAAGTTTTCTATAATACCACAACTAAAGCGTTAGGTGAAGCGGTTCCTACAGGACCAACTATACTGACTCCTGATTTCGTTCCATCAAATCCAGGCTACTTAAAAATAGGAAGTAATTTCGAAAATATTTTTTGGACATATGGTGATTATGATAGTTATGGGTCTCCATCATTTGATAAAACCTTTACGATAAGAGTAGAGAAGAAAACGTCAGACTCCGGTTATCAATCGCCAATAAACAGTCCTGTGATTCCAACTTCGGGATTTACCCGGCAAACTCGTCTAAACTTAGGTGATAATACACTTTCAACGAATCTCACTCATGATAGTGCTGCTTCTCTTACAATAGACATAAGTAATACGGAACAATCCTCAGCTACTTTAACTTATCGTCTTGGAACATACTCTGAAGACGCCCCTATATATGATAAGAATCTTGACACCGATGAAATAACTTTTCTCCAAGATATCAATTCTCCGAACGTACCTTATGCAAAGAGTTTTGATCTTACGGATCGCCACCTTTACTTTGGGGAATCTGAAGAACTTGGGGTCATTGCTACAGGTCGCAATCATACTTTACTTCCAACTAGAGCTGGTGGAAAATATTTCTCTGACATTATATATGGAAGTAATGATAAAGAAACTGTTTATAATTTTTATGCCTTTGATGACGCAGTAATCAGTTTCTATATTGACTATGAGAAAGGTTTAAATTCTCCTATCAGATATTCACCCACACTTGTCCAAAAGAAACGGATTAGGAGAGGGCAATATGCCACATTCATAACAAACACTTATGCTTCACCGTCGGATCAGCATGTTATATTTTTCTCATCAACAGGAGTTGTAGCAGGATCTACTTACACAACAAACGGTTATCAGGATATGACGGTCCTCTCGCCGATGTCGAGCGACTATGTTTCACGAGGCGATCCTAATTCACCAACCGGAGAATCAACCAAGTATCTTATCAGTTGGGATCTAACCGATAGTCGAATTGCAGTTGATAATACTACTAGTGTTCGTCACAACAGTACAGATTATTCTCCTTTTACCAATTCATTCGTTTATGGAGTAGTCCATGTCAACGATGGACTTCAATCTTCTCCGCTCGCTGATGGAAATGATAAATGTCAGGGAATTCCAGTTGGATATTGTAATGATACATATCTCTGGCCAGACGGATTGAGTGGTTACACAATGGTAAGTCCATATGATGATAACAAGATTAATATTTATCAATATGATTCTGCAAATGGTCTTTGGGATTTATATGAAACAACCACTCCCACAAAGAATATAGCGAAGCAAAGTGGAAGTTACTCTGGTGACACGAGTCCTGAAGATACTTTTATAGGTCCAAACTCACCTGCCGCTGATACTCTTTGGAAGTTCGAAGGAACTTATCCCTTTGCTCTTTGGGTTAATGACAATCTTAAGGATGAAGAACTCGTCTGGGGATGGAATAGAACTAATTATAATCTTCCACTTTATACACCATTTTCCACTTATAATGACCGAAAGGGATTCGTCTCTGATGTCAACAAAATTCATGATGGAGAAAGATTGCAGGAATTCTCTTATGTAATCGATACTACAGTTTCACTTGATAGGTGGAAAACTGGATTTTACAAGTTGGTTCATCCAGCTGGATTGAAACTTTTTAATGATATATCTGTTGAGGCTATACACTCAAGAGCGGATAGGGAAGCAATACCAACTTGGACAATCAATGATCCTACTTGGGTTTCAGATCTTTATACAGGATTGGCTAACCATACACCTTTTTATCAGCCAGGTTGGTTAGATTCCGGTGGTAATATCGATGTATTTTTCACTGTTCCACCATTTGAAATGGATGTGAGTGATGCTGATGTAGATCAAGATCTTCTTTCAACCTATGCAATTCGTTATGATACATCTACAAGATCTGGTGTTCTTGCAATTAGACTGACTACAGCATATGTTGAAACAAATACAAATTATGTTTTGATGAATACGATATCATCACCTCAAGAATATTTAGATGTCACCGAAACATTAAGGACATTTGAAAGTGCTGATAATAATGTTGTAACACATTCATACGTTTCTTGGAATACTCCAATTGATTCTATAGACGATCAAACAGTAACAACATATAATCAACCTATTAATTTTCCGGTAGATTCCCCACAAGGTGGTCTTTCTGATGTTCGAATATATCTCAATTCCTTAACTGCAGTAACAGAGCATCAAACACCTATCACAGTTTTGGAAAGGGATCTTATTGGAGGAGATGTTTCCTTCCCCGATGTGGATTCCCCATTAGAACAAACCATAACAGAAACTTCCATTTAGACTAGAAATTTTATATAAATAAAAACATAATATGAGTGCCATTATTACAGACGACTTCAGAAAAAATAACGCCAATGCCTTTGTCACAGCAGTTAATACTTTAGCAACTGACTCACCCGCTTCGGCCGGAACAGGATATTATGTAGGTATTGGTAAGAGCGATCCTTGGAGTGATGATACAACTCCTCCCACACCAGTAGGTAGTGAACTCGAACGACAGAATGTATTACAGAACTTGATTTCGATGAAGTTACTTGAGGCTTCGGAAATTGAAAGACTTTTACCGAAAACTAATCAAACTTGGGGTGGGGGTAGAAAATATAAAGTATACGACACGACCGACAGGACATGTTTTAACCAAACTATAAGTGGAGGAAGTATAGATGATTATTCGTGTTATGTAATATACAGTAATTCTCTATATCTCTGTTTATCAAATGGTGGAGGAGTGAATAGTACAATAGCACCCGGCACCTGTGTAACGAGTGCTGATGCTGCTATTAGTGGTACAGTTGGAGAAGTGGGTGAAGGTAGTGACAAATACATTTGGGTTAATATAGGAGCAATTGATGTTGCCGGAAGTGCATTTAAAGACTCTACTACCTTTTTTGAAATTCCCACAAATATCACACCACCCGCAAACTCCACTCAAGGCCTTCTCTATGGATTTAAAATAGTATCTGCCGGTAGTGGTTATACAGATGATGTACTTTCTGCCACTTTAAGATATACACAAATAGATGGAACAACCGCAACATCCACTCTCTATATACGAGTTGAGGACACCGAAGTTAAAGAAGTACTCGATATTGATTCTCCAACCGGAGGTAGTTTAAAACTTTCTGACTTTGAGGGTTTTGGTGTAGGTGCGAGTAATGGCATTGTTAAGGCAAGTATTTATTTTAATGATTCACCGGAACCACCTTTTCTTACACAATGTGAAATCCAACCATTGTTTGCCCCACCCGAAGGTTTTGGCGCAAACAATTTAGATGTTTTTCCTCCATATTATGTTGGAATCGCAACAGATTTTACAAATACTGATGATGGGGAAACTCTTGTTAATACAAAATTTCGTCAGGTCAGTATTATAAAAAATCCTATTATTGATAGGACCGAGGATTCCCCCGAAGAATATTTATCGATAAACTGTCTTCCATACTTAGAACTTGATACACTTTCATCCACTTCGATTGAATCTGGTTCTTATCTGGTAGTAACAGCAACTGGTGAAAAGGCATGGATAGATTATATAGATTCTACAACTTCGCCAAAAAGAATCTATTTTCATCAAAATAGTACTTGGCCGATAACTCAGGATACTCTCCCGGCCACAGGAACAATTCAACTTTTTTCTCCAGCGGATGTTTCTTTGGAGGCAGGTCGGGCATATTCCGCAATCGTTGGAGGAGAACATGATAGTTCGCCATCATTATCTCAACTAGATATATCTGGTGATATAATAATGTTACATAACATAACTCCTATTTTAAGAAGTTCTGTTCAGGCAGAAAAAGTACGAATAACTTTACAATTCTAAAAATTAATGGCTATTAATACTACACTCTACCAAACATCTCCTTACTTCGATGATTACGAAACTTCGGGTAATGAAGCAAAGGGATATTTAAAAGTTTTATTCAAACCTGGCACTAGTGTACAAGCTCGTGAGTTGAATCAACTCCAAACACTTCTCCAGACACAGATTGATAGATTAGGATCTCATATTTTCGAAAATGGTAACAGAGTCTTAAATGGAGAGCTTACCGTTGATGGAAATTTATTTTTTATTGATATAGCCTTTTCTGATGCCGACCTTGTTGTAAGTGGAACTTCAGTCACAGCAGCCGATGTTCTTACGAGAGTTGGTGAAATAAAAAATATCGACAATCTTATTGGTAACAATTCACCAGAAACCATTGGTCTTAGTGCAGAAATTATTGATTATGAAGCTCTTGTTGCGAATGACACCGAGACAACTTATAGGTTTTACTTAAAGTATACTAAAAAGACTGAATCAAGAATTTCATTTGCAAAAAACCAATCGATTAGAACACAAACCGCAATAAGTGGAACTGGATATTCAATCAATTTAAGGGATACAATTGGTACCGTAAGCAAAGTTGGTTATTCTACAAAACTACATATAAACAAAGGAGTTTATTATATTTCTGGATATTTCGTCAATGTTGAAAACACCGATGTTATTGTTGAACGAAGTGCAGAAGATAAACGTATTACTGGTCAACTGGCTTTTAAAATAAGTGAAACACTCAAAACATCGGTTGACGATAGTTCACTTCTTGATAATGCAACCGGAGTACCAAATGCATCTGCACCGGGCGCTGATAGATATACAATTACTCTCTCATTGGTTGTCCTTTCAGATCAAAAAGAGTTGTTGGATATGCCCTTCAACGATCAAAAAGTTTATAATCTCACAACTTCATCATCCACAAATTTTATCCCTCTTGTTTCTCTGGAAAATGGTAAACAAATTAAGCCCCTCTCCGCAAAGTATGGCAGTGGAGAAGGAAAACTTGGAAATACACTGGCCAAAAGAACCCATGAAGAAAGTGGTAATTATTGCCTTGATAGAATCATTATTTCTACAAGAGAAGCATATAATGACGGAGGAAACAATGGGAAGTATACGGCAACAAGCACATCAGATATAAATCAACTAAAATCACAATATGTGGTTGATGTTAATCCGGGCGTTATTTATGTCGAAGGCCAACGAATAGAAACCCAAAACCAATTTAGTGTTTCACAGGATAAAGCCCGTGATCAACAATTTGATGAATCAGTATCAATACACTCAGGCCGGGGGACTTATATTATAGGAAAATTCTCAGATGCAACTATACCTGATATTGAATCAGATAATAGTCCTGTTTCATCTTATACCGTTAATGGTGCCTCACCAGAAACAACAATTACTCCAACCGGACTTGAAAAGGTTTGGGGAACGGGTCTGAACACCTATTATCGTTTATATTTTAATCTTGGAACTGGTTCATATAAAGATGTTAATGCTTCCACTTCTATTGTTGATGTCACAGTCTCTCCCCAAGTTGAATTCACTCCCACAGGAACTACCTTTAGAGTACATGGAAATAAACAATCTTCAAAGGTTATTAAACTTCCTAAAAATTTGGTTTCAGGTGTTCGTTCAAACTCAACGGAGTTTGTGGTTAGAAAAGAATTTGATGGAACTTCTGGGGCGGCCGGAAGTTATTATGTTGATGTTAGTAGTGTGGGATCTAACTCCATTGTTCTAAAAGGACTGGCGGCAACGCAAACATTTTCTAGCACTAATGTAAACGATTATATTGTATCCAATGGTGTAACTTTTGCTACAGTAACTGCAGTATCTTTAAATGCCGCATCCACAGAGGCGACATTAACCGTGAATGTAACAAGTGGGACGATCACTGCTCTTGCAAGTGTAAAAACAACTCTTACCAAGGCCAACAAAACACTTGTCACGGGTAAGACAGTTTCAAATGTAAATTCCCCAAAAGGACTAAGCACCGGAGAGGTCATCAGTCTGGGAGTTTCTGATGTAATAGAGATTACTTCAATAGTTGGAGGAGATGCAAATAGTCCAGAAGAAACAATAGTGCTGGATGATTTCGTCTTGGATAATGGACAAAGAGAAGATTCATATAAAAATGCTACTCTCACTTATATTGGAGATGTCACTCTTGATTGTAATGTTACAATCACTTTGAATCATTTCACACATGGTTCTGGTGATTACTTCAATAGGGATTCTTATCCAGTTTCCTTTGATTATGCAAAGATTCCAACATACAAAGGGATTCGATTATCAGATGCATTTGATTTTAGAGGATCAACAGGAGCAGAACTAAATCCAAACCAAAGGATTGATACGATTGTGGATTATTATCTTCCTAGATATGATCTATTAGTGGTTACTCGCCGAGGAGAATTTTTATTGCAAAAAGGAGTTTCATCAACAAGTCCAAGTATTCCACCAAAACCGAAAGGTTCTATGGTTCTTTATAGTCTGTATTTACCAGCATTTACTTTCAATGCGAAATCTATACAAAAAGAATATGTAGAACATCGTCGTTATACGATGAAAGATATTGGTAAACTGGAAAAAAGACTCCAAAATCTCGAATATTATACATCACTTTCTCTTTTAGAAAGAAATGCAAAGGATAAAGATATATTTGACACGGCCGGAGAAAGATTTAAGAATGGTATTTTCGTTGATAGTTTCACTGGACACAATCGTTCAGATGTAAAAGATCCGAAACATAAATGTGCCATTGATAGAGCAAATGGACAACTTCGGCCTGGAATTAGTATCAATCAGGTTGAAGTAAAAATAAACACTGCTACTACTGATAAATTAGTTCGACTTCCTTCAGTTGCTGAAGAGACAATTATCAAACAATTATCTGCGTCTGTTTCTGAATCTGTTATACCATATCATATATCTGCCTCTTATATCGGGATGTTACAACTTTCTCCCACAACAGATGATTGGGTTGAAACTAGGCGGAGACCAGATTTGACAGAAAATCCACATCGCAATTTTGA